CGAACTTAAGAGTTTTTCTGCACTTGTGCGCACTATTACAAAGGAGTCCTACGTCGTCTCGCACGGACAACATGGCAGACCTCACACGCCTGCGGTCCATCCTTCTTGACACCGCCACACCGGCGGCGCAAATCGGGATGGCTCTTTACCACATGTTTCCTGCACCCGACGCTAGCGCACTCCTTGACTCGCAATCCGTTCGTCAAGCCGTCCTCTGGCTCTCCAGTGCCCCCGTCGCTCTCTACGGCGGTGTCGTGGGCGCCGCCGGTGCCCAGCCTTCAGACTTCGCCCGCCTCCTTGATAAACTTGATGACAGCACCGCCGCTCGCGCGGCGACGATTGCCCACGCAATGGTGGCGCGTGACCGGGAGTGGGACCGCGCTGTCCGCGACGGGTATCAAACACAAGTTTCGGTCCATGGCCCCGGGTCTGCGCGCGTCGACGCCCAAACCTCGGTTGAGTTCGCGGCATTGGATGCCCTCACCGACGCCGGTTATGCCGGGATCGACGACGCCGTTGCAGCCTTCGCCGATCTTCGTCGCGTCGTTGCCAAGTCAACCTGCGTAATCCGGTCAACTCAGCTCGCTCGTTCTCGCCATGCGGTGATTGCCAGGTTCCCGCTTAGCGATGGCACCGTGCGCTTGGTTTTTACCCCGTGGTGTCTCTCTCGACGCTCCGCACTCGCCGTGGCGGGCCTTCTTGTCTCCGATGTGAGGCGAGGTGTCCTCCATGATAGGGTCGTGAAGCGTGCGCTCACGGTGACGACTTTCGCGGCACGTACAAGCCTACAGGCGGTTCGCGACCTTACGGGGCCAGCGCTGGCCCTTCTCACACGCTACGCATACGACCCCGTTAGGATGGCTCTCGTTGGTGACGATGGAGTTGAGCAACAAACCGTCGGATCCCGCCTCCCGCACGTCACGGTCGCCTTCGCTGCAATTTTCTCGTCTGGCTCCGCCGACCCACTCATTGCATTGGCGCGGGCACGGTTTGAGCTCGCTAACGGTTTGCCGAACCTCAACATGAACGCGTCCGCGCGCCAGTATTTTGAGTACGCCGAGGATCCTTACTCCGACGTCGTGTTGTTCTCCGCCGCGTTGGCGCAGGCACGGCAGCAGAGGGAGAAGTCCGAGCATGGCCACCGCGTGAACAAGGGCGCGATGTTGGGGTACGTGGCGCGCGGCAGGACCGCCCTCGACCGCAACACATCCGCGTGCGTCAATCGTATCGAGGAGACGGTGGTGACGTTGCGCGCGCGCGGCCACGAGCCGTCCAGCTACATAATGGTCGTCGAGTGGGGTGGTGCTATCAACATAGCGACCGTTCTCGCTTCGGCGGCCGTTGCGGGCATCGATGTGGCGCTTGACGTTGCGGACTCTGGCATAGACCTTCCGGGGGCGGATATCTACGGTGACAACGACGACCCTGCGCATCACTATCAACTCTACCTTGCGCGGGCCTCATCCATGAATCTGCCGAGGATGCCTACCGTTGAGTATACAAAAGGCACGCCACTCGTCGTCAAGTTGGAGTCGGTTCTCAGCGCTGTGAAGGCAGCGGGTGACAAGCGCCTGGTTTACGTGCACGGCGGCATTGCTCGCGAGCGTCAAGTCCCCATCAGCACGGCAATTGACTGCAACAACCGGCTCGATGCGCTCTCGCATGTTATTGCGGACCCTCCCCCCCTTCTTTACACCTCCGAAATCCTCCTCCCTCCGTTCTGCGTGCACTCCTATCAGTGCACCGCGGAGGCCCTTCTCGAGACAGGCGGTCTTGTCGACGATACATGCGACCAGTGTGAACTCGTTTCACGCGCGTGTGCCGTGCTCTCGTCCATTTTGGACAGGCCTGGCATTCGTCTTGTGAAAGCGCGGTCCATGTATGCCCACAACTCCCATTTCGCTGTTGAGGTCTTTCCCGGTGAGGTTGACTTATCGCACGACACCGCGACAACCACGGACGCGTGCGTCGCCGCTAACGTCCTGCGCAACCATACCTACAATACGCCGCCCCCCGAGGGGGACGCAAGCAAAGACATCACGAGCCCCGAGTTGATGGAGCTGACGCGCCCGATTATAGAGATGGTGTCGGCGGCGATGTCCGGTGGCCCGGTGGCTAAGGTGTCGGCGGAGAGGGCGGACCAGGTGGCGGCTAGCATTGCTTGATTATAGTGCGTAAAAGATGCTCCGTTTTATGCGGGATCCAGTTATCCCGGATAAAACGACATTTTTAA